TGGCGGAGAGTTTAATCAATGGATAACGATAACGCAGTTGCACTATCTAATCGCAACGGCATACAGACGTTTGTACAAAACATAGAGTTTGACCGAGACGGCCGACACTATGATGAGCCTTGCCTGTTGATGTGCCGTGGGTTTATGGGTGTTAAGAATATGTTCGTGTTCCCGTTGTGTGATGCGTGGACAGTGCGAGAGCCTGAATTTTTCAAAGCAACAATGCAAGATGCAGCAGCCACGCTGTTTGTTTCACCCACCAAAAACGATGAACACGTTATTGGCGACATGATTTTGCATGACATTGACACAATTATTGCTTGGCGACCCGATGATGACGCAACACATGACCATGCGCTAATGCAGAAAGAAGTGGAGCGTACAGGGTTGTTGTTAAAAGTTAATGGTCAAACATTGGTAGATGCGCGATGAATAACGGCAAAACAATCGACAATTTACGCAATACGCCAGTGAATTTAGACGGTGACAGCAAAGGTGACGAAGCTAATGCGCCTGTTGTTGGCAAGAAGTTTGATTTTGCTAATGGTATGCAACTACACACTTGGGCAAAAGGTGCGTATTACCGCGACATAAGCCTACAAGCTGAAAGTCGGTTGCAGCGTTCTCTTGATGCTGACTTCTACGATGACAAGCAATTCACCGAGGATGAAAAAGAAGAATATGAAGCAGATGGCCGTATGCCTCCGCTTCAATACAACATCATCAAGCAGACTGTTAATTGGATTTTAGGCAGTTATCTACGTCAAACATACGATTGGAATGTGTTACCGCGTACCGAAGATGATGTAGAGCCTGCGATTCGCAAGACAAAGCTATGCAAGTACATTGCTGATATTAACAGTGCTGCCCGTCAAGAGTATTTGGCCTTTCAAGATGCCGTAAAAACAGGCGAGGGCTGGATTGAGACAGCATTAGAAGTCAATGATGAAGGCGAACAACAGATTGTGGTTCGCCATGAGCATTGGCGCAACATGATTGTCGATAGCAGTTGTCGTCGTGTTGATGCGAGTGATGCTACACGACTATTTCGTACCAAGATTTTGGATGTTGAACAGGTTGTTGCACGATTCCCTGAGCTAGAAAACGAATTACGCAACGAATCACAAGACCGCGAGCAAGTCGAAAACGATTTTATGTACGAACAGTACCAACAATCAGGGCTTGGTGCAGGTGGTTCGATGTTTATGTCTAAGGCAATGCCTTACGATGGTACACGAGAAGCTATTCGCGTCATGGAATGTTGGTACAAGCGGCCTATGCGCGTACAGATATTGCGTGGACAAGGACGATTGACTGGTTATGTGTTTGACCCAAAGAACCCAGAACACGTTCAAGCAGTACAATCAGGCGAGTTAGAGTTAGTTAAAACTCATCGTCAACAAGTCTGTGTTTGTGTGTTTACTGATAACACACTGTTATTCTCAGGTGTCAGCCCGTATCGCCACAATAGATTCCCATTTACACGCACCGTGGCTTATCTCGATGACAAGACAGGTATGCCTTATGGCGTTATTCGTGCGTTACGCGACCCTCAAATGTCATTCAACATTAGACGCAATAAAGCTATTTACCTTTTATCAACTAAACGTGTGGTCATGGACAAGGGTGCGGTTGATGATATTAAGCAGCTTGAGGAAGAAGTATCACGTCCTGACAGCATTATTCAAGTTAATCAGGGCAAGAAGCTAGAAATCATTGAAAGCCCATCACTAGCTGATGCTCATGTGCAGTTTGGCCGTGAAGATGAAGCCTACATGCTCAAAGCGTCAGGGGTGACGGGTGAGAATTTAGGCCAGTCAACCAATGCTACGTCAGGTATTGCAATTCAAGCACGACAAGAGCAAGGCACAGTTACTACGTTAATGCTGTATGAGAACGCAGCATGGGCATTTGAGAAGCGTGGTCAGTTAGTATTATCACTGATTGAGCAATTCATTAGCCAAGAGATGCAGTTCCGTATTACTTCGGACACCAAAGGCAAGGAGTTTGTAGCTGTTAATGATGGTACAGACGAGACAGACATTACCAAGTCACAAGCCGACTTCGTTGTCACTAAGCAAAACTACCATGCAACCATGCGCCAAGCCTTAGCCGAGCAGTTATTGCCATTGGCTTCGACTATTGCACAGGCAACAGGCAACCCACAATCCGCGTTTGCTGTCATTGAGACAGCAATAGGATTAACCGACATACCGAATAAAGACGGTATCATGGCCAAGTTGCGTGAGTCGATGGGTTTACCTGACCCCGATGAAACGCCAGAAGAAAAAGCAGCGCGTGAACAGTCGCAAGCAGAGCAACAAGCCAAGCAAAACGCCTTGATTGAGCGTAAAGCCAATGCTGAGATAGCAAAGCTAGAGGCTGATGCACAACAAGCACAGGCAGCCGCTAACTCTGAACAAATTACAGCCCTAAGCGACAAGATGACCGCATTACAAGATGTAATGGATGCGACCAAGGCAATGCTAACTAAGCCGCACATGGCCAAAGCAGCAGACGAAATCATTAGACAAGCTGATTCAATCCTTAATTTACAACCCACTCAACCACAACCACAACCACAAATGCCTGTCCAAGCACAGGTTGACCCTGCTTTTAGCGGAGATATGCAGCAATGAGCAATGAAAACGAAAGCCCAATCATTTTAACGGCAGCCGAGCAAGAAGGCTTAGATTTGCCCGATGATTTTGGCGATGAAATCATTACGTCAGATAGTGAAGGTCACGATGATTTTGCGATGGATGATGATGACGAAGAAATCGAAGTCACTATTGACGATGAAGGTGAAGAAGTTGCACAGGTTGAAGAAGTACCTGAGCCTACACCCGAACCCGAACAAAACACAGGTGTTGATTACGCTGAGGTATTACTCGCAGCCACAACCAAACAAGCCGAACTTGAATCACAATTAAAAGAATTGGCTGAAAAGTTTGATGATGGTGAGCTAGACGATGCAGATTACAACATCGAAGTACGCAAGTTAGAACGTGCTATTGCTCGTGTTGAAGCCAAGATGGAGTTGGCCGAAGAACAAATTGAAGCACAGAACGCGGCAGCCGAAGCAGCACAAGAAAAACTAGCAGCACAGTGGGAAAAAGAGCAAGTCAACTTCTTTGCAAAACCTGAAAACAAGGTGTTTGCCGATGATGACGCGATGTTTAACTCGCTCGATGCCCACGTTAAAAAGATTTTAGCGGCAGGTAATGTACCGATTGCTGATGTACTAAGCACAGCAAAGCATAATTTGCTAACAAGCATTGCAAAACTCACGGGGCAAAAAGTACCTGATGCACCTAAACAAAATACTAAGCCAAAAGCACCACAGGTTGAGTTACCGCCTACCTTGGGCAACATTCCTTCTGCTATCCCTAATGCCGATGGTGATGAGTTTGGTTACATCGACAAGCTCTCAGGCCGTAAGTATGAGGACGCAGTAGCGAAACTCACTCCCGAACAGCATGAACGCTACTTGTTAGGAACAAAATAATGGCTAAAACTTGTTCTACACTGTATTTAAGTGCGAGAATTGGCGATAGAATACAAATAGGTGATAGTATCATCGAAATATCTGAAAAATCTGGCCGCCGTGTGCGGTTGGGGGTTATGTCATCACATAAGGTGACAGTATTTACTAATCCCTCGGCGCAAGAGTGCCTGAATGAAACCTCTACAGGTGGAAATCATGGCACAGACCATCATCACGACAAGCGCACAGCAAACTAAAAAGAAGTGGGCAGGCGCATTATTCAATTCTTCTATTCCTGAATCCTATTGGGGTTCGCATTTTATGAAAGAAGGCAGTGCAGAAAGCGCACCTAATGCCCCAATTCATTTAATTACCGACCTCGAAAAAGACTCAGGTGATGAAGTCAACTTTGACATATACGCTCAATTGACTGGCTCGCCAACTTACGGTGACGACAATCTTGAAGGCAACGAAGAATCCTTAACTCCGTATAGCGATAAAATCCTCATCAATCAAGTGCGTAAAGCAACTGATAGCGGTGGTGAAATGACTCGCAAGCGCACAACAAACAACCATCGTATGATTTGCCGCAATAAACTCACTGACTGGTGGTCACGTTTCTTTGATGAAGCCGTGTTCATGAATATCAGTGGTGCGCGTGGTTCTAATGCTGATTATATCTTGCCAACGTCTTCGACAGCAGCAATTGAAGGTCAAGCATTGGTGGCGCGTAGTTCTAGCAATATCATCTACTCAGGTGCAGCAACATCCAAAGCATCTCTGGTGAGTGGTGATAAGTTCAGCCTCACCTCTATCGACAAAGCGGTGACTAAAGCAGAAACCGAAGGTGGTGGTTCGGATGGTGTAATTCGTATTACTCCATTGCGTATGGATGGTGTGGACAAGTTTGTTTGCTTGATGCACAACTTCCAAGAGCATGACTTGCG